AACTTTGACTCTTTTAGATATAGAACACGAAAAATTACGAATGCAGATAATCTTAGCAAATGAGCTAGGATATTTTGCATTTAAAGATTCAAGAAAAAATGTTAAAGATGCAAGACCAGAACATAGACTTTTAGCTATTTCTAAAATAATTGATGAAATAGGAAAAATGATAGGGTCTTGGATAAATAAATTAAGAAAGACAAACGAGTTTAGTTAATAAACTCAATGGGCTACTACATTAACATGAATTGTGTGGTCGTGATTGTCGGTGGGAATTGGAGCAACTCTGGTTATGCTGGTGTTTTCTGTTCCAATCTCAACAATTATTCGTCCAACTCGAACAACAATGTGGGCGGTTTTGACTCTATTTTAATCCTAATATGCCTTATGCAAGATTGGAAAAGAGGGGTGTGGAGTCCAGCTAAAAGCGAAATTTTAAAGAGGGGAAAAGTTAAAGTATGGCTAATATGAATATAAAATATGGTTTAGAAATTCCGAGAACCTCGAAACGTTACGGGCATTTATATGAACTCGCTTTTTCAAGAGAAAACCTTTATGCAGGATATTTAGAAGCACGAAAAGGAAAACGAAAAAAAGAGGGAACGTATATATTTGAAAAGTATCTTGGTGCAAATCTTGATGCTCTTTATAGTGAACTACAAGATGAAACATATATCCCATTGAAGTGTAAAGAGTTTGTTGTACATGAACCAAAAAGAAGAGTTATTCAAGCTCCTCATTTTAGAGACCTTGTAGTACAACATGCAATTTATAGAACTATATATAATATATTTAATCCAACATTTATAGATACAAGTTACGCATGTAGGAAAAATGGGGGCACGCATAAAGCAAGCGCTTATACTCAAAAATCTATGCGAATGTTTGATGGAGATAAATATAGTGTAAAACTTGATATTAGAAAATTCTTTTATTCTATTAATAGAAAAATATTAAGACAACAGTTTGAGAAAAAGATAAAAGATAAAAAGTTTATAAGTATCTTAATGATGTTTGTAGAAACTGATAATGCTCATGTCGGGATTCCAATTGGAAATCTATTGAGTCAGATATTTTCACTTATTTATATGAATGATTTGGATCACTTTATAAAAAGAGTGTTAAAGATAAAACAGTATGTTAGATATGTGGATGATTTTGTATTAATAGGGCTAACTTTGGAAGAGTCGAAACAAGCAAAACAAAGATGTGAAAAGTTTGTTCAAATACATCTAAATATGGAATTAAGCCACTGGCATATATTAAAAATAAAAAGGGGGATTAATTTTGTTGGATACAGAACATGGAAATCATTTAAAGTTGTGAGGAAGCACTCTCTTTACAAGTTTAAAAAAGCAGTTATAAAAAATAAAGTTAGTTCGATAGTTTCAATTATCGGTCATGCAAAAGGCACTAAGACTTTAAAATATTTTAAAAGTATTTTGGAAGAATATATGCCTAATTATAAAACAATTATACCAAAGAGGAGTCAAAAATGTTTAAACACATAAAATATACAAAAGTAGAAACTGCGACAACAGTTTTAGAATTTAGAGGTGGTGATGATACTGTAAAAGTGAATTATTTTACTGGTGTTAGTGCTGTTAGTGTTGAAGCTGAAAATGAAGCTGATATTGACACATTGATTGATGCACAAGCAAGTGAAATCAATTGTGAAGAGATTACACAAGATGAGTTTAAAGTGCTTGTTTCAAGCAGTTCACAAGTTAAAAGAATCTTAGATGTAGCCTCTGCAAAACTTGCACTTGCATTGCAAGATATTAAGACAAAATATCCACAAGAAGAACGTGAAACATGGGCTATTCAAAAAGAGGAAGCACTTGCATATAAAGCAGATAATGATGCTGATACTCCGTTTCTAAAAAGTTTAGCAGATGCGAAAGGTATTACTATTGATAGCCTTGCAACTGCAATACTCGATAACAATAATAAGTTTATGCAATTAAGCGCGAAAGCTCTTAGTGATAAGCAAGTTACTCAAAAAGAGATGCTAAACAAAATAGGCTTATAGATGCTACATTATAGAGACTTAACACGAGTACAAAAGAAACAAATATGTAACGGTTGTGGCTCAAAAGGAGGGTTTATTAATCCTCCTGAGTTTTTGTTTCATGCATCTTGCAACCATCATGATTTCTATTATTGGAGAGGTGGCACGGAAGAAGATAGAAAGAAAGCAGATGATGCTTTTTATCGCTTCATGGGCTTAGATATAGTGAATGAAGATAGTAGATTTAAGCGTATGTATTATTCAATGTGGGCTTACACCTACTATAAAGCAGTTAGGGTGTTTGGTAAGAAATACTTTAGCTATGGCAGGCAAAAAACAATGAAAGAGTTAATATGAACTTAGAAGGTTGGATGGCAAATGTTGTAATTGCCATTGTAGGGGTTATTGGCACATATGCAGTGCTAAGAAATAGAGTTGAACGACTTGAAGAAGATATGAAAAAGCATATAACTGAAAACAGTTCAAACGCAAAAGATTTAGACAGAAAGCTTAATGCGCAGTTTAAGAAAACAGACGCCAATGGTGAGCGTATTGTAGTATTAGAGCAAAACACAGCTACTTACTTAGATATGACTAAAGCAGAAGCGAAGTTTGTATCTAAGTTAGAATTAGAACTGCATTTGAGAAATCTAGAATTAGTTGCAAAAAATACAAATCAAAAAGTAGAGAAAATGGAGGGAAAGTTAGACGATTTTCTCGAAACTATTTCTACTTGCACACACATAGATAGGAAAAAGGATTAGTCATGTGGGGAACAATAGCAAGTATATTTACAGGCAGTGCAACTAAAGCAGTTGAAAACATTGCTAAAGAGTGGATTGACACAGACTTAGAAAAAGCAAAAGCAGGACATATTGATGCTGAGGCTAAGTCTCTGTTTATTAAGACACTGGATCCAAATGGCAAAATGAGAAGAAATTTAGCAACATTTGCTAGCTGGGCGTACGGATATTATTTGTTTGTAACATCAATTCTTATCTTTGTAGTAGCTTTTAAGCTAGGAGATGTGGAAGGTGCCAAATTAGCATCTAAATTAATGACAGATTTATTTACGCCTATAACAGCGTCATGGGCTACGATAGTGACTGCTTCATTTGGAGTCAACGGTTTAAATACAGTAAAAGGAAAATAAAATGAATGTAAAAGATTTAATTATTAAACATGAGGCGATAGTGTTGCACCCGTACATAGATAGTGTCGGTAAAGAGACGATAGGTGTAGGACATAACCTTACAGATAATGGTATATCAACTGATGCTGCAATGTTTATACTTGATGAAGATATTGCTACAGCTAAGCAAGATTTATTGAAAATATTTGAAGATTTTATGGAGTTACCTAAAGATGTTCAGGCTGTAATGATTGATATGATGTTTAATTTGGGGTATAGTAGATTTAGTAAGTTTAAAAGAATGATTGCAGCTATTAAGATTAGAGATTTTAAAACTGCTGCTAAAGAAGCGAAAGATAGTAAATGGTGTAGGCAAGTGGGTAGAAGATGTGATGAGAATTGTAAGATTTTAGAGAGTGTCGTGTAAAAATTTTGTACCGTTTTTGTACCGTTTTTTTTCAATATGTTTTCAACATTATGGGGAAAGCTGTTTATAGAGATGCCCATTTTTCCGAGTTACATTGAAATTAAATTGCAAAATTTTATGTTCACTTTTACTTAACATTAATCACTTATAGCGTAAATAAGGGCTTTAAAGTAAGTTTGTACCGTTTTTGCACCGGTTTTTTAAAAATTCTATGCTCATTTTTTGTTTTCTTGGCATATAGTGAGCATATATTTTTAACGTTATATCCAAATTGTCATGCCCTAATGTGTTGGATACCCACATTGGATCTATTCTGTTGTTTAGCATCATACTTGCGAAAGTGTGTCTTGTATTATGCAAGCTTCGTTTTTCAAAACCTAGTTTTTTGAGTATCTTTTGAAAATGTGAGTAAAAAAAAGTATTACTTCCATAATAACTATTTTTCTTGTCTAAAAAAAGATAACTATTTTTTAAACCTGTTTCAAGCCTTTGTGCCTCAAAAAACTGTACGGCAAAATCAATCATTTCTATATCTCTTATACTCGAAGCGGTTTTAGCAGAATTAATATGTCCATCAGCTATTGTCTGGCTTATGCTTATCGTTTCTGTTTTGAAATCAACATCATTCCAGGTAAGGGCTAGCAATTCACCGCTTCTCATTCCTGTATAAAAAGAAATGCCTAAAAAGTTTCTGACACTCCCTTTTGCTTCTTGCAAGATTGCATCAATCTCCTCAAGTGTAAGAGGCTGTTGTTTTTGCTTCGCTTGTCGAAACTTTGGCATATCTACCATCTTAATAGGGTTGATACTGCACCATTCATTGATAATGGCAAGATTAAACACCTCTTTTAAAAGTATTCTTGCAACGTTTAATGTGCCTCTTCCTAAACCTTTTGAAAGCACAAAGTCATGAAACTTCTTAATGTCTATCGGTTTAATTTCACTTATAATTTTCCCATCAAAATATGGTATAATATTATTGTTTGAAATCACATGATAGGCTTTCATGGTTTTATGTTTCAACACTTTAGACTTGCTTGAAAGTACTTCTTCAAGTAGGTCGTTCACATATGGAACATTTCTTTTTTCTTCAAGTCCAAGCTCACTATTTAAGGAACCATCCCTAAATTTTCCTATTATAATATTTTTATTGATTTGATTGTATTTAAGTTTTGATGACTTAAACTTACCATCTATACCAAAATACAAAATACCATTACGATCCTTAAAGCGTAATTTTTTCACATTACCATTCCTTTGTCACGTTTTTCACGAAACTCGATAATGGCATCTTCTATAAACACGAGTATTTTATCGTTTTTTCTCTTAAAGTGATATCCCTCTTTGAAATAACCATTTGAAATGTAGTTGTTTATTGTCCTTGGAGTAACGTCTAAAAAATCTGCAACTTCTCTTTTTGTTTCTAATTTTGGAATAAATTTATACAAGCGTTCTTCTAGTTGTTTAATTGTGTTAAGTAGCTCTGGAATAAGTTCTAAATTCTCAAATGCTTTAACATTCATTGCCGTCTCCTC